CCTTTGAATTTTTCTCTCCAATGCTCTAGCTCACAGCCAGAATAAACCAGCATATCTCCTGGTTTTAAATCTACTTTTACACCTTTAGCTTTGCTTTCAGCAGTGATATTTTTGCCATCTGGTATACCAACATTTTCATTTGGACTAAGATATATAGGCCAGTCATCACCACCTAAATTCATAGTCGTAGATATCTCACAACTAAATCTGTCTTTGTGTCTTTTTAAAATATCACCTTTTTTATAGATTCTTGCATAGGTATAAGCTGGATATAATTTTAATCCTGTTACTTTTTCCATTTCTGGTTGGCATTTAAGCATTAAAGTTTCCATAACTATATTAGAATAGTGACTGTAAGTATCCGGTATCTGGTCGTTTTTAGTTTCGTAACGACCTATAATCTCTTCAAAGGGTGAAAAATATCTAGCATTTCTACAAGTATCATATACTTGTTTTTGCATACAAAAGTAATTTGCAATAAAAGTTGCTAGATCTTTTGATATAGCCTGTCGTATGACTGTGTACTTATTTTTTTTAAATGACATTAATCCAATCCTTTCTAACTAAACTTAAATCAAAAGCAATTGTTATTCGTTTAATACTACTTTTATTCGTATCTGTGTAATGAGGTATACAATTTTGAAACAAAGTTAATTTACCAGGAGTATTTAAACTTTTGTGAACATTAGGTTTATTAATTTGATTAACAGGACATATATAATATGTAGAGGTGTCTTTAGATTGAATACAAAAGTGACCTCCTAAATAACTATCAGGACTTACATCGTGTAAATGTGGTTTAATTTTTTCTCCTTTTCTTAAAATATTATACCAGCCCTTAATAAAAAGAACGTTAGGTATTGACAACTCACAATGTCTTAAAAAAGTTTCATGTAATTTTACTATATTTTTTTTAAGTTTAATTATCTCTTTATTTTTAAAATTAAAAAGGTTGTAACTACCATGTTTACTTGTAATAGATTTTTTACCTAAACCAGTAAAACCATCATTACCACTTTTAAATTTTAAAATATCTTTTTCTTTTTTTAATAAAAAAGAAGTTAAAGATTTAATATCAATATTATTAGTAGCTTGTTCTACAAAAACATAATGCCATTCAGGTGCAAAAGGATTATTTTTAGGATTACTTTTAAATGATAAAAAATTACACATCCTTTGCCATTTCTTTTGGTACAGCTTGTATGTTCCAATGTATAAATCTAAATGGTTCTATACCATGATCTACTGCGTATTCATGTTCTAAATAACCTGGAAATATAATTAATGTTCCTGGTTTTGGTCTTATATGAAACTGTTCGTGACCTGGCCATACACCTTTTAAATTTGATTTCATATGTAGTTTAGTTGTTCTAGCACCAGTCCTTGGTTCGTGAAATATAGGATATGATGTCTTATCACTACACTTTAAAAAGTAAAAACCTGACACGTGTTGATTCCAATGTATATGTGCTGAATGATGACCACCACCTTTTTTAGAAAATTCTTGCACCCACATCTCACTAAACATAGTTGTGTACTTAGACATATCATAACCTTGATGATCTAAGTACTCCCAAGACTTTTGACCAATGTAATTTCTAAAATCTAAAAAATCATTGTCAGCCATAAGTGGTGTTGAATGATATGATCTTCCAAAGTCACCGTGTTTTTTTATGTATTCCTTTTCTCTTTTACGAGCATCAATAATATATTTATTAGAAGCTTTGTTTAAAGATTTTACAAACTCTGGTTTTTCTTCACTCCATATTGCAGTTGAGAAATAACTATTTATAATCATTGGATCTCCTTTAATTTATTAGGTTCTATGTTTTGGGCACACAAGTTAAAAGAAATAATAGTTTTTCGTGTAGAAGTTTGGTTTTCAATTGCTCTATGAATTATAAAACTAGGAAAAATAATTATGTCTCCTTCCTTTACTTTTAAATTTATAGGTTTATTGGTAATAGGTTCTAGTATTTCTGTTGAAGGAGATTTATTATTAAATTCTAAATAATAGACTCCCGTAAAAGTATCGCCATGAATATGCCACCCGTGTCTATCATTTTTAAGATATTGCTGAAACCACAATGCAGACATTTTAACATTACTAATTCCTAATTTTTTAATTTCTAAATTAAAATATTCTTGTAACTCAGGAAGAAGTAACTGAACCCATTTTCTATACCAATCATTTCTTTGGTCCCAATCTACTTTAGATATCTTATCATATCCTTGCGTATCAATTAAAGATTTTGCGTTAGAAGAATCAATTAACTTTAATAATTTTTCTTTTAATAAAGAATGTTTTGTAAATGAATTATGTAAAACAGGAGTGTTCATTTAAAAGGTCTTCCTAAATGCCATGCTACAAGACTGTATCTTGTGCCAGCGGTTACTGGTTTAACTCTATGCCACACAAAACTAGGGAATACAATAATAGAACCTTTAGGTAATATTTCTTTACATTGTATTCTATGTTTCGATTCATCTCGCAGATGTGGATCATAGTTTCTAAAATCAAATTCTAACTCACCACCTTTATATTCTGAGCCATCGGTTAATTGACAGGTCATAGATAGTTTTCTAATTTTTCCATTAGAAGGATCTTCTTTTTTTCTTTGATAAGGTTTATCCCAACTATCACAATGCCAATCATAATATTGATTTAATTTATATTTTGTAAACTGACAAGACTCAGACCAATCCCATTCAAAATTCCAACCAGCACTTCTATTTGCTTCATGTACGTAAGGGTGTATTTCTTTGTATATCCATTTATCGTTAAGCCATACTAAATCAGAATTTCTTTTTCTTTTTAAATCTAATATTTCTTGTTTATTTAATTTTTTATCTCCATAACCACCTGTTCTAGCCATTTCTTCTTTTTGTTGATTAGCATAAGCTATGACTTCGTCACAAAATTTAGGTGTTAATACACCACTAAAATACCAGTAATAATTCGTTATATTCATACTATATTCTTTTTAATTTCTTTTATTACTTTTTTATTTAACCGAGATTCTTTAAACCTTTTGTACCTATCATATAATGGGATAAATTTTTCCCAATAAGAATGTGTACCGCAAGTATAAGATATTTTGTCTAACTTTTTTGTCATGTCAAATCTTATTAATTCTATAGGATTTTTACAGTTAAAATGAAAGTAAACTATATCTTCATTTTTTTCTATTTTAAATTTATTTTTATTCCATATATTAAATTCTAAGTTTATATTTCTAAACCATTTAGAAATATTAAAAGTTCCTGGTACAATAGAACCATATTGCAAATGAGGAGCATTTGAAAAAAAAGGGGAAGTCATTGTCATTTCAATATCTTCTTCACTAAAAAATATATAACTTAATTTAACACTAAATAATTTATTGTTTTCTAAATTATTAGCGTGTGGCGTATCCCAACCTAAATGATTTTTCGAAACAGGAATAATGTTGTCATTATCTATATGATAATAAGTTTGTAAAGGACATTTAAAAACTACTATTTTGCTAGTTAAATTTTTTACAGAAGGACATAAAAAAAGATTATTAGACTTCTCTAAATTTTTAGATTTTTTATTTTTTAAATCCTCAAATAAAATTGTAGGATCTTTATATAAAATAGTCCAATCTGTATCTTCGTTGTGAACTGCAGGAGACCAATAAATTTTAGAGGTATTCATAAGTTATAGTTTGTACAAAATTTAAACTATCCTTTTGATTATTGGTTAAGTAATACATACAAGTTGATGGAAACATTATAAATTTATTATCGCTAAGTTCTATATCCCAGCTTCTACCCTTACGTCTATTATCTTCATAATGTATTCTGACATTACAATTTTTGACGTTAACACCATACAATAATGTAAAGTCTGGTGAATTACGTAGATCTACTGGGTCTATATTTAATAGTGGGACAGTTGTTTCTTGGGGTTTATACATATTACCCCACGTGTTTTTGTTAACTAAATTAATATTGTACTCAAGACCCACGTGATCTCGCATATAAGTATTTAATATATCCCAAGTTTTTGAAAATGGAAAAGGTGAGTCTGTAACTTCTGAAGTTAATATGTCCTTTTGTAATTTATCTCGGTCAATGTCCCAATCTTTAGGCATTGCTACATCACCAAAATATAATGCTATTTCAGATAATACTTTCTTTTGCATACCACATACCTTTTTAAATTAGACTTTATCGTCTGTCAAGTCCCAGGATTGACCTTCTTCATTCCATTTATAAGACCACTGGTGAGTGTCAGCTGCATTTTGTGATTCTTGTTCTGCAGTTAATGCAGGTGCATCACCAATAGGTGATTTCCACATTGCAGTTGCAGTGTCTTTTACCCAAGATGCATACGGTTTTTTATGCCAAAAGATTTGATTATCTTCATCCCACTCCATACCTATGCCAGCATAGTTTCCTCTTAAAGGAGTGCCACCCTTTGTATGCTGGTTATGATAAGTGTTATATGAAGTTTGAATCCACATTTGTGCAGGCCAATTGTTGTGTAATTCTAAATATTGTTGACCTACTCCTTCATCTTCAACACCATCAGCATTTAACATATCTTTGTTATCAAGTGTTAATACCTGAATAA